TCTTTTTAAACTCGTAGTCCATTTTCATTTTTACGTTGAAGTCCGCCATCTTCCGCTCCGCACCAATGGCTTCCATCCGCTCTAATACATTTTGCATTTCTATCTCTCCTTAAAACGGCAAACCGTCCTCCTTCTGAGCATATTCTTTCAATCGGTTTACTGTTTCTCTCAACCGGTTAATCCTCACTCCAATCAATAGCCTGTCCGCAATTAGGACAGAACTTATAATCGTCATAATCTACCTCGTATCTGGTTCTGCAGCAGGGGCATAACCACTCGTCAAATATAATCTCTCCATCCTCGTCATACCCATCACCTTCAAAGTCCGGTTGATTCGGTACACGCACTTCCAGTGCTTTGATTGCCATATCAATAACTGCATTATGCCTCTCGCATTCTTCTTTCTGTGGGTTCAAAGGACTTCCGACTACCAAATAACGATTTTTCAAATATTCTATAACATCTTTCTCTGTCATGTCCTCACTCATCAAAACGGCAAATCATCCTCTACCTCAACCACGATATATCCGGGGCATCTCACCGTCCCCTTTTTCCATCTGGAAATCGAGCACAGTATATTTTCTCTCTTTGCCCCTCTTAGCCTTGCCAGCTCTGCAGGGCTGTCCGCCACCGCAAGTGGAAGGGAAAGCGTATCCTTCGTCACCGCCATATAAAGCCGTTCTTTTCCTGTTGCCTTATCCTTCATGCCGATACACCTCTTTCAGCCTATCGCAATATCTATCCATCTTTTTCAAATCTCCATCATATAGGGCGGTCTGGATACCTGCGAAAATAGCCTTCTGCTGCTTCACCCGTTCCGCCGTCTCGGCATTGTGGGGCAGGTCATTCTTCCCTTCTGTGATATAATAGGCAAGATAGGGCTGAAACTGCGTGCGGAGGGCTGTTACAATTTTCTGATATTCTGCGCCGTATTTTCCCAGTCGCAATTCCGCCGGAATCGTCATTGCCTTTCCCTTGCGCTGTACCAACAGGCGGTATTGTTGAAATTCATCCTTTGTCATCGGGTGCATGGAATCCCTCCTTTCGTCTTGCTTTTTTTCAAGGGATATGGTATTTTTGCATCAGAGCCTATCCATGGCTTTTATTGTCGTATTTTTTATCAATACTCTTTTTCAAATAACTATTCCTTATAGAAAATGTGCGACCTGTACAACCTTGTACGAATTTATTTTTTAAAAAGTCGCACGTCTGAAATCCTTGATTTTACTGGACTTTCTGCATGTGATTCTGATTTGTGCCACTTGTGCGACCATATTTTACCTTCTATATAAAAAAGTGTGTTTCTGTTTTTATTCTTTCAATCACTCTTTTTATAGAAGAAGGTGTATTTAAAAAAGGTTGCACAAGTTGCACATTCGTACATCTTCATCAAAACGGGCACGCATTTCCATCCTTATCCTCCATGCCGACCTGCTCAAAGCCATCCTGTTCATCCTGTGGCTTAATCATCCAGATACAATGAATCGGCTCTCCATTTACTCTTTTTGTCTTAGCGTAGCCTTTCTGCGCCGCCTCAATCTTCCCTGTCCGTTTCATCCATGAAAGCAATGCCTTTGCGTTAAATCCGCCATCCCGACAAATCTGTTCAAAGCGGCTGCGAATCACATAAAAATAATATTTATCATTCGCTCCCCAGACCTCATTGCGATCGTCCTCCGCCTCGCCGAAGTGGCTTTTATTGGCAACCAGTGTTTCATAAACATATTCATACGCACGCTCATGCACAGAAACCTCCTGCTTTGTTTTCAGAAAGTGCTGTACATCCGCAGGGCGCAGAAATTTATCATCCCCGAAGATTGCCTGCGACAGCACATAATCCCCCACCAGAATCATGCTCATTGCCATGGACTGCTTGCCTGTGGTGTCCTTCTTATCAAATTCCTGCATATAGATACGGTAAAGCTGTCTGACGGTCGCAAAGTCCGGGTCATATCCCGCAAGCCAATCCAAACATTTCTTCCCGGCAAAGCCGTAGTTTTCCAGAAGGGTATCCGCCACATGTTTCGGGTTTTTGAACAACGCCTCCTCGCACTCGATTTCGATGATACGATTGACCGCGCCGCCGCCAGATGCCGCAGATGCCAGAGGCATTTCCCCGTTTGTGATAATGCAGTTCGACCATGTGGGTGTCAGGTCAACGCCGCCCTGCTTATTCCCTCTGGTGCGCCCTACGCCCTCGGAAAGCATATAGATGTCCTTATCAAAGCTGGACTGACTGCCTGCAATCTGCAATTCATCCAGAATCAGCGGCAGATTCCCCACAAAAGCCGCCGCACGCTCCTTGCCGACCACAGTGCTGTTGAAGGTCTGGATATACCGCCCTACTCTGGGGTCCGCCCAGACAGATGCCGCAAGCATTTCGCCGACGGTCTTGCCTGCCTCCGTACCGCCCCAGAGGTGCAGGAAGAAGGGTAGACAATTCAGCGGCTTAACCAATACGCTTGCAAACGCCGCCGCCATCAGAATCCGCCCGTACAGGCTCTCCTGCCGCACTTCTTTCGCAAGCGCAAGCCATGTTTCATAGCTGCCGCCGCTTTTCACGCTTTCAAACAGCCCCTTACAGGCGGCATCCCCGTCAAAAATAAGATTCTCCACATAGGGCGAAAAGCCGTGTCCCTCCACCCATCCGAGCCGCCCGACGCTGTTCTTCTCCTCAATGCGCTCATAATTGAGATTCTCCGCATCATGCAGGAACCGCACGAGCCACTTTGCATTCTCGCTGTTGACCGCCACGCCCACATCCGCCAAGGCGATGATGGAGGAAGCCGCCGCCAGTGTCCGCTTATCGGCAATGGTCTTGCGCCAGATGCCGCCCTTGCGATAGGATAATTGCAGCTTTTCCGTATTCGTATCAATATTGATTAGCCGCATGGTCGGCAGTATCGGGTGGATGCAGGCAAGCATGTCCCCAAGGGGCGTGGAAATGCTGATGCCGCTATCATCCGCAACCCAGTTTCCGCAATCCAGTTCTAACGGCTGTCCGTCAAAATTCGTTGCATTCTGAATGAAATTCCCTGTAGCATCCTTTTTCTTCGCCTGACAGAATTTTCTGAACAGGGTCTTAAAGCCCTTCACCCCTGCTTTTTTCGCCACATCCGCCATTTGCTCCGTCATCTGCGACAGCAGGAATTGGTTGTCTATGTATTTATAAAGCACCTCATATGGCTCTGTACCTTCCAGAAAGTCCTGTTTCTGATATTCCCGAAACTCAGCCATGACGCTCACCGTCCATTGCCTTTCCTGCCGCAAGCAGCTTGACAATCATCTGCCCTGCATCTGCCTTCCGGCAGAACAGAAAACGGCAGCCATGGCGTTCCTCGATGGATTTTAGAATCTTATACAGCTTTTCCCCCGTCAACGCCTTCGGGGAGTGCCACAGGCGTGGATTGCTCCAATGCTTGACATCCTCCAGTGCGGCAATCCCGTCCTCCTCACAAAGGATAATCAGCTGAATCCCAAGCCGTTTCGCAAGGTCTAATTCCTCCACAAAACGCCGATGCTGCTGTGTCACGTTGCCGCAGATCTCCAGAAGTCCTGCCTTCGTATCAATGCAGACGCTCTGGTCGGTGGGAAGGGAATAATCCCCTACCACCAATTTTGTGCGTACCACCTCTACGTCATGCGCCGCAAACCACTTTTCTTTTTCCTCATGTTTTCCCTTCTTTTGCCTTGTATCGCACAAAAGTATCATCCCATCACCGCCTTAAAACGGAACATCGTCATCTTCCACATCCTTTGTGGGATAGAATCCGTTCTCGCCTGCACTGCCGCTTTCCTGCAAAAGCTTTTTGGGCGGTACAATGAAATCTCCCTTGCGGATTTTTTCCACACTGCGGATGTTGGCAACATACAGTCTTGTGCCGTCACTGCCGTTATTTTTGCGGTATTCCTCCTCCGCCAGTACCAGCCCGATCAGCTTACCTTCCAGACGCTTTTCCTCGTTTTCAAATACAAAGCCGGGGTTGCTCTCCTTCACCGCCGTCAGAAATCCCTTAAACATGGACTGTGCCTTCTCCTTATAAGAACGGTAAAACGTGCCGCCCCAGAAGGCTTTCGCCTTGTAGAGCGCATCCCAGTGTCCCTTGTGCTCCCCTTCCGCGATGTCATACTCCAGCTTCAGATATTCCTTCTCAGGTACGTCCACCGCTACCGTAATCTTGCAGACATATCCGCCCGGAGCCAGTCTCGGCAGCTCCACAGGGTCGGGTACGCTGTTCCAGTTGATATTTTTCATTTCTTGTCCTCCTTAAAAATCCTTCAGTGCATCCAGTACCTGCTGAATGTCATTCTCAATCTCAAATGTTTCAAATGCCCCCATAGGGCTTTTTGCTGTGCTATTTTTGGTCTGTGTTTCAAAAATATATCTGCTCTCATCGGTGCGCTTGGCAAGCAGCACAACATTAAACAGGGATTCCAACACAAGCTTTTCCATCTTCCTGCCGTTTGTGCGGATCCGCGTAAACGCATAACCGAAATCATCACGCACCGTTTCGCTGTGCATCACGAAAATAACCGTCAGATTCTCCCGCAGTCTGCTCGCCGTTTCGACCAGATTCCAGACAAACTGCGTCAGGTCAATCCATTTGCCGTATCCGTTTTCCTTCATGCCCTTCACTTCTTTGTCCGCCATGCAGGTGTTCAGCGTATCAATTACTACCGTCTGGATATGCGTACCGCTTGTGTTGATACTCAGAAGATATTTCTCAATTTTCGGGATGTCCCTTGTCACGCAGTAATTATTGTTTTTTTCGTTATACTGCGCCTTCCACCCCTTCCAGGGCAGTCCCTTCCCGTCACAGTCGATATAATAGGTCGTCGCAGGGTCTAAGTTCCGCATAGACGTACTCTTGCCGCTGCCCGATTCCCCCATAATGCAAATCAGCTTTGCCATATCTCACTCCTCCTTATACAATGTGCCGTTTCTTGCTTCCTCCACCATGAGGTTGTTCAGTCGGTCAATCTCCGCATTTTTCAGCTTTTTCAGATTCACCAGCCCCATGATTTGCCTGTCCGCCTCCCTGATTTCCAGAGAAAGCTGACCGATTTTTTCCAGATACGTTTCCCGTTTCAAAGAAACCACCCTTTCTGTTATTCGTAGACGCTCTCCCTTCGGATGCAGTCGTCACACCCAATCGGCTCTCCGTGCCTGTCAAAATAGAAATACTCGCATTTCCTGCTCCCGCAAATGATACATTCAGGGATGATTTCCTCCGCTTCTTCCTCTTTTCTGGGGTCTTCTGTGTATGTAAATGTCATCACAACACCTTCCTGCAAATCTCCGCAGGGAAGCTCTCCCCGTTTAAGTACCAGCAGTTCCACCAAGGGTCATACTGCCATTCTCCGCTTTTCAGCAAAGGCTCGCCGTCCACACGGTTGATCTGCATCGTGCCTGTCCAGTTTTCCATTGCATTTCCCTCCTGTTTCTGTTATTCTGTAATTGAATAATTATCCAGTCCCCGAAACGGTGCGCCAACACCTCTGGGGACGTTTTTATTTCTTTGGCAATTCCCTGCCGTAAAACACATTACCGATTGCAAAGGCAATCACCGTGCCGGAAATCAGATAAAACATCATCCTGCTGTCGGGGTTCTCCAGAACCCATACTAAGCCGCACTGCGCCAGCAGTGTTCCGAAGAATACCACCGCCCAACGCAGCAAACCACGGCGGATGTAGAATAACGTCCGTTTCCAGTTTCTCATGGTTTCACCTCCTCTCCCTGTTCCAGAGGGATGATGTTGTTCGGGTCGGACACATCGTAGCCCTCATACTTCCGCAGGAATTCCTCCACCGCTTCCCTGCGGCATTTCAACTGCCCCAGCTTCAGAAACGGCAGCAGTCCCGCATCCTTCAGACCATATACTCTGGTCGCGTTGCATTTCAGAATCTGCGCAACTTCCTTTACTGTGTAAAGCATCGGCTCCATAAGAACACCTCCTGTTATCAACATCTTTTTCACTTTCCTTGACATTTTTCTCCCCCTGTCCTATCCTGAAAATACAGGCTGTTGCCGCAGCCGAGTACATAGGAAAGGAGATAATTTTATGAATATTGAGTTGTTGGTTGCACTTGCTGCAATCGTTATATCTGCCATTGTGCCTGCTATCACAAACCAGCAAAATAATGAACACCAAATTCGACTGAAAAAATTAGACACATTTTTTCTCGAAAAACAAAAGGTATACTTTGAGTTTGCTGATTCATATGCGCTCGCTTTAACAAATCCCAGCCCAGAGAATATTTCAAAGTTTCGCTCTGCAACACATAAATGCTTTATGTTAAATGCCAATAAAGATTTTTACAAAGATGCCTTAGAGTGCATTACTTGTCTCGAAAATAATGAATCTAAAGAAAAAATTGAAACTCTCTATATGTTCTGTGTTCGCTCTCTTTCTTTGAACTTGGAATTTGCCATTGAGGATTTTGAATACCCTATTTAATGGCAAGTACTAACGCCATAACCGCAAATGCCATGCCGAGATTGTAAAATTTAGACCGGCATTCGCGGTTCTTTATTCTATATCCGCTGTATACACAGACTATAGATGCTATTGAAATCAGTATGCTCATGAGAAGCACATTCACCTCCCTTTAGCTTGCACCCTTATCTGTATTCTGCTGTGTCCCCAAAAACAGATTGATGAAATAAATCTGTCCCTTTCCTGTTACCTTTGGCGTTTTACTGATACTGGTATGTCCATCACCATGCGAAATCGTGGTTTCCTTGATTTCAAACAGCTTCATTTCCATGCTTCTCTGTGTCGGCATATTGTAGTCAGTGCCTTTTCGGCTAATGAGATAGCCATTTTCACGCATCCACGCAAACAGTCTGTTCTGCCCCATATCCACGCCGTTCTGTTTCAGCAGCTTCGCCAACTCGCCTACCAGAATGGAAGTCTTTGCCACAGAAACGGAATTTGCAAATGCCACAAGCGGCTTATCCTGCTCAACCTTCGATTCTAAAGCTACTCTTTTCTTCTGCTCCGCTTTCAACTCCGTTGCCAACTTGATGATGGTATCCGGATTCAGCAGCACTTCTTCGATTTTCTGCGGTGTCATGTATGCCCCATGCTTGCGGATAGAGGGAATAATCTCATCCGCTACCAAGGCTTGAAACCTTTCCGCCGTTTCGTTTTTGGCTTTCATTGCAAGGCGGTAGAAGATATTTTCGGGAATGAAACTTTCCTTCCCCCACTTGTGGGGGAAACCAATTTCTTCCATATACTTTTCGATTCTCTCCCACCTAACAGATGTGTATTCCGTTCCATTCTTTTCCTGCGTTTGCGTAAACCCAAGCCCTCTTGCCACCGCTTCCAGTTTCAAGTAAGCAGTTCCGTCTTTTTCGTAGCAGTCCACACCGCCGATGTTCATAATTTCGTTCATTACGTTCCTCCCTTTCGCCTGCGCTTTTGTCCTTTTGCTGTTTAAAAGCAACTTTTAAAGTTACTCCTCTGCAAAAAAAATTTCAATCGGATTATCAATGTGCAATTCATCAATCATAATCTGAATTTCATCACTTCCGAATACCCCAATTTTCATCTTTTCGTAAAATGTTTTTGGCGTAATTCCAATTTTTCTTGCAATATCAGACTGAGAATACCCCTTTTCCGCAATAACTCCGCGAAGTTTATCTGTTCTAATCAACAAATCACCTCCATTCTTTATATATCTGCTACCATTATAATTTATAATTGTAACTTCTTAAGTTACCATTATAATACCTACATTTTGGTAACTTGTCAAGATGTTTTTTCTTGCATTTATAACTTTTTTGTGCTATCATTAAGTTACTTCGAAAGGATGTGTTTGTATGGATACAATCGGAAAAAGAATCAAAAACCTTCGTTGCAACAAAATGCACATGAGTCAGGTTGCTTTTGCTGACGAAATAAATGTTTCAAAACAAACACTATATAAATATGAAAATGATATTGTAACAAATATCCCTTCGGACAAAATTGAGGACATTGCAAAATTCTGCGGTGTTTCCCCCTCTTATCTCATGGGATGGGAAGATACACCCTCCCTCCCCGAAGGTGCCATCCCCTACGTTCCCGAACCAATGGTAAACGTCCCTCTGGTCGGCTCTGTGAACTGTGGCACGCCGCTATTCGCCGAGGACAACATCGAAGGCTACATCCCCACCCCCGAATCTGACCTCCAGACAGGCGAAACCTACTTCTGGCTCAGAGCCAAGGGGGACAGCATGATAAACGCAGGCATCCATCATGGTGATTTGCTCCTTATCCGCCAACAGGCTGATGTGGATAATGGAGATATTGCCGTTGTTGCTGTCAATGGTGACGAGGCTACCCTGAAAAGAGTGAAAAAACAGGAAAATGCGCTGATTCTTCAACCCGAAAACCCCGCCTGCGAACCGAAAATCTTTGTTGGCAAGGATATGGAAAATATACATATCCGAGGTAGGCTGATGCAGCTTAGGAAGGAATTCTAAATAAAAAACTCCCCCTGTGATACTGCCATATCACAAGGGGAAAAGAAAGTCGTTGCCTAACAACCCTCTAAACAGAAAATATCACAATTCGTGAACTTTGTCAAATTTAGGAGGGTAAATCATGAAGAAAGAAAAGCCAACAACAAAAACTTGTAAGCACTGCAAAACGGAAATGCCTATTGATGAAAAGGTATGCCCGAACTGCGGTAAAAAACAACCAAACGGTTGTCTCATTGCAATCATTGCTCTGGTAGTGGTTATTGTGATTCTCGCATTGCCTTTTGGCGGCAGTGATGACACAAAAGAACCTGAAAGCAAGTCAACAGAAACAACAGAAACAACGAAACCCGAAAAATTAACCGAAACATCCGCTCCCGCTAAGACGGAAACAAAGCCAACCGAAACAATGGGTCAAAAGAATGCAGTAAGAAAAGCGTTGAGTTATCTTGATTATAGTGCGTTTTCCTACAGCGGCTTAATCAATCAGCTTGAATACGAAGGCTTTAGCACCGAAGATGCTACCTATGGTGCGGATAATTGTGGCGCAGACTGGAACGAACAAGCCGCAAGAAAGGCACAGGACTATCTCGATTATTCCTCTTTTTCCAGAGATGGTCTGATTGACCAGCTGAAATATGAAGGTTTTACTGCCGAACAGGCGGAATATGGTGTCACAGCTGTCGGATACTGATAACTGATTAAATAATAATAAGGGGTCGATTTCGACCCCACTAAAAAAATCCCCCTTCCTGCGCCAACAGGAAAGAGGATTCTCATACGGCGGTATTTGTATAACCACCTACTCGCAATAGGATTATACCACGATACCGCCTTATTTTCTATACCTATTTTTCAATTAAGGAGGAATGCTTATGAAAGGCGGAACACGAAAACGTGGTAAAACATGGTCATATTATTTTGATACCGCTCAGGTCGGCGGCAAAAGAAAGAAAATCGAAAAGGGCGGATTCCGCACCAAGAAAGAAGCGGAAACGGCTCTGGCAAAGGCTATCGCGGAATATGAAAACTCCGGACAGGTCTTTCAGCCTTCCACCATCAGCGTCAGTGATTATCTGGACTTCTGGTATGAGCAGTATTGCAAAATGAATCTCACAGAAAATACGCAGCAGACCTACGCAACGCTGATCCACAGGCATCTGAAACCGCAGTTCGGTGCATATTATTTAAAAAACCTACAGGCGGCAGCCATTCAGGAATACATAAACCAGCTAAAGGCGCAGGGCTATTCCAAAGCGACCATACGCTCTATCTTTGTTGTCCTCTCTACTGCGATAGATTATGCTGTTCAACCTTTGCAGTATATCCGAGAGAATCCCTGTCGGTTTGTAAAGATAGGTACTGTCGCAAAGCCGGTCAGAGAGCGCATCGTTCTGACGGATGCAGAATTTGACCGCATCCGGAAACGCTTTCCCGTTGGTTCTCGCTACTATATTCCGCTTATGATTGGCTGGAACTGTGGGCTGCGTATCAATGAGTGCTTTGCCCTCACATGGGACGATGTTGATTTTGAAAACTGCACGTTGTCTGTAGAGCGTCAGCTTATCCGCAGGAACATCAACGGCAATCTGGGGTTCTCCCTCAAAGAACCAAAGTACAACTCCAAGCGGAAAATAAAATTCGGGGAATCCCTTTACCGAATCCTCAAGGCAGAGAAAAACCGACAGCTTAAAAACGAACTGAAATATGGCGAATTCTACACAGTATATCAGCTTGTCGATTTTACGGACGAAAAAGGAGCGCCTCGACAGCGAATTGTCGGCACACAAAAAATCCTTTCCACAGGCGCGCGGCGAATCAATTTTATCTGCGTTGATGAAAACGGAGAGCTGACAACCAAAAACAGTTTTGCCTATTGCCAGAGAGTCATCCGGCAGGAGCTTGGAATCAATTTTGATTATCACAGCCTGCGCCATACCCACGCCACAAAGCTGATTGAGGCAGGTGCCAACGCGAAGGCAGTTCAACAGCGGCTCGGGCACAAAAACATTGTAACCACAATGAATACCTACGTTCACCACACAGACGAAATGGCACAGACCGCAGCGGATTTATTTGAAAGCGTTGTAAATGGCTTGCCACCCAAATGAAATTTACGGTGGCAAATGGGTGGCAAATCTCCAAAAACATCAACCCAACACCGCAGAAACGCTGATAACACAATAAAGAAAACATTCGCATATTTTAACAAAGCCTTATTCTGGAGACAGCCGTTAAGCGTCACTATCTAACCCCAAAAATCATCAGAAACATCCGAAAAACGTTGATTTTAAGGGCTTTCTAGGTATCATTTATGACTATGTAAAATTTATCGCATTTATGCAAAACTTGTCCAATGGTGGCAAATCGGTGGCAATGCCACCCACGCGGTATCGGTATAATCCTAGGTCAACTACACACGGAGTTTTTACAGGAGGTAATAAAAATGAAGAAAATCGAAGGTTTATATCGCAGCTACTGCCACGAAAGAGAACTGGAAATGCAGGAGTACCACACAGGAGGGAACAGGATGAAAGAATTGCAGGAATTTTTGAAAAGCAAGCTCAATGCGGAAGATTATTTCACTGCGGAAGAATTGCTGAATGATTTGATTGCCGAGACGGAAGAAAAAGGCTTTGCCGCAGGTGCAAAATATACCGCCGGTCTTGGGAAAGAATTGTTTGCGGAATAAAAAGAAGGGGCGGAGTAATCCGTCCCTTTTAGTTGATTATTGAAAAAGATTCACATGTAATAGTTGCATTACGCCCACTCTTCAGTTCACCCACAATTTCGACATGACTTCCATGCGCATGTGCATCGATTGCCTTGTCATAATCATCTTTTTCCAATTTCGCAGTAACAGTTTTTTTCTTATCCTCGTCATCAAGATATACAAGAGTAACTTTACCCATCGTTCTCTTTTCTACATCCGGAGAAGATTCCAATTTTTTAATTCTCCCTATAATTTTAGTTGCCCTATCCTTTTCTTCTTTCATTTTAGAAATAATAGATTCTATTGGTTGATAATAATCATGGGATAACATGATTCTGTTTACTGAACAAGTAGTATTTTTTACAGCTGGTGCCCACTGAGCAATGAACTCTACATCTGCTCCATCAGAATCAAGATTTAAACCATTTAATGCCTCATAAAAATTAGCACTAATAAGCATTTCGTCTTTTTTTGAAACTAAATTTTCCAAATTCCCACTATCAATCTGGTTCTTTATTTCTACAATATTATTAATAACTCGGCTTGTTACTTTTCTAGTCAAGGAATCAGCGCACTGCTCCTCATCCGAGAAAATGCTAAGTTGTTTACACCCTTCATCATTATCTAATTCAACAAACGGACAAACAACCGAAACCACATAACTCCCAATTTCAGTTTGTCCAAATCTACAATTAGATAAAAACTTCATAACAGCATCATCAATACGCCCTTGATGATATTTTTTAGGATGAAGAATATCTAATGCTGTTGCTGCCAATAATTTTTTTGCATTCTCATATAAATGAATTGCATCGTCAAATAATATATTTCCAGGTTCCACTTCTTTTTTTTCTAGTCTTATTTTTAATATATCTGTATTAGGATTTAGCAAATATAGCATTACTTGTTCAACAGATTTATTTTCAACCAAAGCTACAGTTTTAACTGCTTTATATATTGCTTGTTTATAATCACCTAATTTCTTATCTACAGGAATGATTACTTGGAAAAAGTTATCACCTTTTTCTAATTGATATATCTTTACACTTGTTCTTTTGCTTGGGAATTGTATCCATCCTGTATCTTTTAAATATTTTGAAAATGCAAGAGGGTTAATCTTTTCAGTCAAATCTAAAAAGTTGACAGAATATATCATGGCCACTCCTCCTTTGCAATTCTTTCTAATATATCATGAAGAGTTTCTGAATTGATAACATTGTTTTTATTGATCTTAACGCTAACCGTTCCAGAATTCCGAGATTCTGATTCTGTTGAAAAATCTGCCCAATACATACATCCTTTAATCAATAACTCTTCTGAACTCCATTTAATCCATTCTTTCTCATCTTCTGGTAAAACTAATAAACCTAATATTATAGGCGTAGTCGATGACATACATAAATCGTTATAATTTTTCACTTTTAATTTATAGGTTATACTATCCCCGTTATCTGTGTACTGAGATGGCGATGATGTACACTTTAATTGAACACGTAACTCTGCATCAAATTTTCTGTTTTCATCAAGCAAAATTCTTTTCTTTAAAATTCCATCTGTACTATCTTCATCGTGTCTGTTAATCTCATACGCTACACCAGCATATGCACATAATGCAGATATATAACTAATGCTAATATCTTCTTTAATTTGTGTATCTTTCATAGCGCACCTCCTTTTTACAATTATACCATTTTTACTGCAACCGTCTATATGAAACCAAAAAGTCTCCAATTTATTTTTGGTACTCATTCTAATACAAGACCCCGGACCCGAAGTACACCGGAGTACGTTCAATGGATTCTCTCGGACTTGAACCGAGGACCGTCCGGTTATGAGCCGGATGCTCTAACCAACTGAGCTAAGAAACCAGAGTGCCCCATCATGCCATTGATGGGACTTTATCTGTATTTTACATTTTACCTATGTAAAATTGCAAGTATACTTATCATTTCTTCGTCAGCACAGCAACATTCCCCTTACTGGTAACACTATACCCAATAGCCTCCGCCACATCCCGAATTTTGATATAGTTTGTCCCATCCTTTAGGATCCGTTCCACCGTATGCTCTTTCCCATTGATAATCATTTTGCATTTTTCTACCACTTCATCATCCCTCATTTCGTATTGAAATACATCCTCAACCAACAGCCAATGCGTGAATTTATTGCACCGCAGGGGAACCTCACGCACGCCGTAAGCCGATCCATCCGCCGCCACATAATACGGGTGTCCATCCTTCATGCCGGTATAAACCCCGATATGCCCCTGCATCCAGACCAACGCCCCGATGGGTGCTTTTTCGATGGTGGAAATGGGGTTGATTTTGGTTGCCCTTGCCTTCCACTGTCCCGAACCCAGCGTCACGCCGCACGCCCACGAAATCAGTCCGCTGCAATCCACACAGACCTTGCCGATTTTATCCCTATCGCTCAGCCAGACCATTTTCCCGTAGGTGTTTTTCAGAAATTTATAGTTCTGCTCCGTCATAACCTTGCCCTTCATGCCGTAAACATACGGCGTGCCGATTTTGGAGCGGCAGAAGGCTACCAGCTCCTTGCCTGTCATTTTTTTCGCCATATAATCACCCCTTTACAAGCTCTCTGACTGTTTTATTTTCCTTCAGCAGCTTTCGCATTTCCTCCAGTGCCTCATCCACCCACAGAGAGAAGGTGTCGAAGGATACCGCCATAGCCAATGCAGGGAACCGCTGGATGAATAAATCGTAGGTCTGCCGCAGCTTCAGCTTCCCTGTGCCGCTCCCCAACTCCGCCTCTGCCTGCGTGACCGCCCACAGCAGCCATTCCTTTACCCTTTCTCTCTGCTCGGATGTTGGCATTTTCAGAAAACGCCCGATAAATACACCGACCATCCCTGCAACCGCCATCAGCGCAACCACCAAATACCAATTTTCCATTAAAAACATTATTCTTTCCTCCTTCTTTCTTTTTTTATATAAAAAGCGCCCGATTTCTCGAACGCTCTTTCTGCTTATGCACTTGCCTTCAAAAACAGCAATCTGAATGTTTCTCTCCCTTTTGGGGTAATCAAGGTCTGCGTGCTTGCAAAGCCCGTTTTCTCATTGGAAAATTCCTTTACTTCAAACAAACCGTTGTTTTTATCGGCATAAGGCTGAATCTTCCCTCTCTTGTCCCGATAAATAAATTTCTTTTCCAGCAGGAATCTGATAAACTCCTTTTCCTTAACCTGCAGCTGCTTTGCCGTTTCTCTGAAATTCGTCAACAGATTTCTGTCAACCAATTCGTCGAAATAGTCCGCTTTCGGTTTCATAATCTGGTTATCGACCGTCAGTGAGGAATTGACCGCCTGCAATGCCTTATTCTTGTCCTGCTCATCCTTCAGAGCCGTACACAGCTTAATCATCATATCGGGGTTCAGAATTGCCTGCTCCAGTGTTTCGGGGGTCATATACGCCCCATGCTTGCGGATAGAGGGCAGTACCTCAGATGTAACCCATTTGCGGAAAGGCTTTGCTTCCGGCTTGTCGCTGCGAAGAATGACATTGTATAAGCCGCTTTCGTTGATACAAAGCATTTCTAATGTTTTATTCTGGCTCTGTGGGTGGGGTAAGTCAAATCTACCCACCTCGTCATCCTCTAACCTCTTAGGCAAATCTTTGTGATTTTCAATATTCAGTACCTCGCATACATCTTTCAGCACCCACCAAGGCTCGCCGTCCTTCTGGATGGTTCTGACCTCGTTGCCGTTGTAGTTAAAAATCTGCAATTCATTCATACTTTCACAACCCTTCTTTCTCGAACACTCTTAATCACTTCAACAATTTCACCGCAAAGCTGTTGAATTTTTTCCATTTCCTCACGCTTTGCATAATTTGTAATTTCAGAGGATATTGTCAAATATTTTTCATCAAATTTAATCAGCATAATTAAAACCCTCCTTGCCCTTCTGCTTTACCGATTCTTATAAATATTTTTGCAAATGAAACCAACTGCAATAGCGATTGACACAATCAACAGCATTTTCATATTTACAACAGATGAACGATGTGGTATTCTTTGGATGAGAAGGGGCTTTTGCCCCTCCTGTTATCCAAGCAACCTGTCAATAATCATGAGGACTATTCCGGTTGCTAGCCCTGTCAGGAATTGAACTGCTATTTCAATCCAGTTGATAGGGCTTTTTTTGTTGCTCATCTGTTTCCACCTCCTTTCTGATACTATAATATCATACTTGCATAAGTATGTAAATCGACAACTTAAACAAAATATACTTGCACAAGTATATCCTTATTTGTATGAATTGCATACTTGTGTAAGTATTTTATGATACGATATAATAGTATCAAGGAGGTATACAGAATGGGTAAAACATCAAGCGCGGTAAAAAACAAATACAATGCCAAAGCCTATGACCGCATCAATTTAACGATGCCGAAAGGCAAAAAGGAGGTTATTCAAAATCACGCTGAAGAACGCGGAGAAAGCACCAATGCTTTTATCAATCGTGCTATCAATGAAACCATGCAACGTGATTCTGAATCCAATTCTTAAGACCGCCCCTCGCGGTCTTTTTTTATTCCCCCTTCTCCCTTCCTTCCGCTCGCCGCTTCCTGCGTTCCTCTGCCCTGCGTTCTGCCTGCTCCACGCCTTTATCGTACAGCTTCATCAGCCCACAGATACCCAATTCCGTACCGAACAGCAACAGTGCAGACGATACGATCGATGAAATGTCAACGCAGAAACACGCCAAAATAATACCCACAATGACAACGCACACACAAAACGATAGGGACAAAACCACAATCGTTGTCATGGTATCGTTATTGATTTTAAAACGAATCCGTCTGCGTTTTTTCATCATAAACCGCCGCCATTCAGCAGGAACCCGATTGCCGCACCGACAACCACAGCGATCGCCTTATCAATCAGCCCATCCCAACGCTTTGCCGGCTTGGAAACCAGCTGCTTCACATCGTCCTTGATTTCCCCGACATCCGTTTTGATATGCTCCTGCTCGTTTTGCAGAACCGAAAACGCCTTCGTCAATCCGTCAAGGTTGTCCTGCCGCTTCTCCATGCGGTCAATCCTCTTGTGTGCGGATTTCGTGCTGTCCAGTGCCTCCTGCACCATTTTTTCAATGTTTTCCATTATTCTTCTCCCCCTCCTTAACTCTGCACCTGTGCCGCTGTGACATGGTGCGGATTATTCGTATCATTCAAATGCGCCTGCAATGCCGCCATAACCGCCGCTGTCCCGACTGCCGCAGAGGACGCCAGCGAACCGCTTTTCACGCCACTGGTAACGGATGCCGCAAGCGTGGGAATGAAATCCCCCAGCTCCACATCGTTGTACTGCTCCAGAAGGCAATCCCATTCGTAGGAAATAACCTTCGCTTGCTTCTGAAATCCCATTTTGGTATTGATAACCGTTACCATATCCCCCAGGAATACTTCTTCCAAAACGGCATACTCCCGATATTCCACCGTCTTTTCCAGTGCCACAAAGTCCACCTTGATGTTGATGCTTGGAATGTCACAGCCTTCATCCAACAGCTTTTGTCCCTCTGCCTGCACCTCGGAAATGCTCTTATTTTCCTCTGTCAGCGTGTGGATTTTCGGGTAGATATAATCGCCCAGATGGGGGCTGTCAAGCGTTGCACTGCCATTCTTGCCGTAGCAGACAATGCGTGTTTTCACGTTGGATTCATCCTCTGTGACCTCAAGCCCGACAAGGTTTTTGCCATAGCGGATAGAAACGCCCCTGTCCTGCCCCAATGCCGCCTTGACGGACACCCGAAAGCCATCCCGCAGCAGCTCGCCGCCGTAGCCCTTGACAAACGAGGTGGCTTCGTCATCGTCCGACAGCAACGCCTGCACGGGATTCATGCGCCCCGTTGTGAGCGTTCCTGTCAGCGAAATATCCGTATCAAAGGAAAAGGGCATGGGATAGGCAAACACCGCCTGTAATGCCGCCAGTGCCGCTCCTGCCGTGCCGCTGTGGCTGATTGGTTCGCACTGGTTGTCCAGTAAATCATAAAAAATATGTCTTGCGTTGACCGAAATTTCCTTCATGCTTGGCTTGACGTAATAAATGCGGAACGGCTGCATCCCTCTTGGCGTAGAGGCGTAAAGAATCCGCCCTCGCTCGATGCGTTTCCACTTGCCGCCCTCATCGTATGGGTGCTTCATCTCCAGTTCATACGCCCCGTTCAATTCTTCCTCCACAACACAAGAGCCGGGAACCAATGTCCCCAGCCCGATTGTGTCAAATGTCTTTGCCGTTTTTTCGTGAATGGTAATCATAGCATCACCCCATCATACCAACCAACTCTTGATACTGCTCCTCCGTGATGCGGTTCGCCATCAGGAATACGTCTAATTTGTTCATCATGTCCTCTTTGTCGTATGCACCTCTGCTAATCAGTTTTTTCAGTCTTGCGTATGTCATAACTATCTACTCCTTTCAAATCTCTAATTCCTTCATGCAAACCAAATAGTCTACGTTGATTGCTGTGTCTAAAATTGCCTGTTCTGTTTCTGTCAACTGTGGTTCGGGGGTGGGTTCTGGTTCGGGCGGTGTGTATTCCGAAAACGTAACAGTTTCTGGGTCATAAATCATGCCAAGCGTAACCGTATCATCACAGGGAATGGCAAGCACAGGACTTCCGCTTGGGATTGGCCCCCATTCTGGTTCGGTCTCCTGATTTAGTAAAACACCAATCACTCTGTTTTGCGTAACCATTGCGTAATTTTTCATATCGTATCACCTCACTTCACCATTCGATAATAACAATACCGTCTCCGCCGTTTTGTACTTTGGACTGTTCAGTTCCGCCGTAAGGTGTATACGCACCTCCACCACCGGGACCGGCTGGAATACCATACTGGTTAGAATATCTTCTATATCCAGGAATCGCACCGTCACCTAGAGAACCGCCGCCGGCACCGTGCGTTTCAGTAGACGCATTTGTGTGCCCACCCTTCCCGATAAGCCCATCTGAACCAAATGTAGCAGTTGAAGCGGAACCACCACAACCACCAATTCCGCCGCCGTCTATCTGTGTATATGAAGGTAAGCTAGGATAAGTGGTACTTCCAACTGCACCGCCTGGAAGAGTTATAAGGCTACCTATAACCGTAGGATTACCTGCTACACCTCCTGTTTCATGTTCATAAATACCACCTTTTCCAACAGTAATCGAAATCCTTTGTCCCGGTGTTACATTAAATGCTTTTTTATAGATACAAGCACCTCCCTGACCACCAGCGGCAAGATTATCAGATGAACCCGCATTACAACTTGCACCGCCACCACAAGCAGTCACTAAGATTTTAGTAACACCGTCTGGTACAGTAAATGCACCATTTGCAGTAAATGTCTGTGTGCCATGCGGCGGAAGCATCTTATCCAACGGCTGAAACCCACTCGTCCCAATCGTGCTATTCAAATAGGCTTTAATCTTTTTCTCCAGCGCACCTTCCACATCCCCACGCCCTGCCAAGGTTTCCAAAATCCCCCAGAACGTATCCACGCCGTACTCTGCCGCCTTGTCCCCGGGCTCGCCGAAGGTTGTTGCAATCTTGTGCATGGTATCCAGTGCATCTTGAATCTCCTGAAATAGCACCACCAGAACGCCGTATTCGTTCTCGCTTTCAACGGAATCCGTCCAAGGAATTGCCGCCGTTACATAGATTTCAAACACCTGTGTAGACAAAACCTCGCCGCCTGCGTTCCAGACGGAAATCTGCGCCTCGACTGCCTTTGCCTCCGAAAGAATCTCGTTCGTCAGGGCAAATTGGCATCTGCCCGCGGTCGCATCCGTCACTTCCCCCTGATTAAAAAATGTGCTGCCGTCCGCCTTTCTGAACGTGATACGCACCCGTTCGCCCGTCAGATTGATTGCCACACCGTTTTCATACAGGCACACATCCAAATATCTGGATTTTGTATCATTCTGCACAGGGCGAATCCCGATGCTGTTCGGCTTTTTGTTCACATCAATTTCCAGCCGATTATACGTTTTTGCCATTTTTCTCACTCCTTCCAAAAAATCTGCATCAAAAAAGCACATCCGTTTCATTTTCAGATGCGCCTTTCTTGACAGAATATCTTTCTTTTGCTATCATAAACATAAGAGAAGGATTGCCACCTTTCGCAGGGCGGCTAGTCCAAATAGTTGGTTTTAGCCGTCTAACTTCGCAGGTTAGGCGGCTTTTTCATTATTTCTTGTTGTAAAACAAGGAAATAACTCCGATGATTACTAAGCAAAAAGTAAATAACCCTTCGTATGTAACCATAAGCGTCACCTCCTTTATGGGAAGTGACTAACCGCCAGTTGGCAATCCTTCATTTATACCATACCATAAATTTCATTTTTCGACAACTACAGCCATCTCCAACGGGGCTGTATTTTTATTTTGCTGACATTCCCCGTCCAGCGGATTTCGTTCTGCCCGACCTCAAATCTGGGGAACTCCGCACCGCCGTATTTGCTGTTCTGGTTGGTACTCCCTTTGAACACCTCCATCATTTCGCTGTCAATGGTAATGTTCCCATCCACGTTCCGCAGTGGGTAGGGATTGCCGTTGATGTTCAACGTAATATCCCCACTGCCGTAAACCGTAATCAACGGCTCACTGTACACTGTGCCGCTGTTGCGGATGGTGGTCGGGGCGGTCAGCTCTAAGGCATCCCCTGCGGCATTGACACTGTATTTGAATGGCTGTGTATCCAGAATGACCTGAAATTTCTGGAACACACGCATCATCTGAGCGATGCTGATTTTATTTGCAATCATCACGCGGTAAACCTTATCCGGTTCTGTTGAAAATGTCATTTCTCCGCTGCCGACAAGCCATGCCGCAATTTCGTCCAGCTTTGCGCGCTTAATCAATGCACATTCCATCGACCTGTCATAGCTTTCATAAACGCCTTCATCTGTATGCAGAGAACCGTTTCGCCCCGCTACGGTAATGCTTTCTATCCGCCGCTCCGCACGCACCGTTTCCGGCATAGCGGTCACGATAACGCCCATTTCTCTGCTGTCAACGCCTTTGAATGTAAACCATGCCTCATGTATCATTTGTTACCACCTCTCCCTGCGCTTTGCTGTCTGCGGAGAAACTCGATCTGCTCTGCGACAACTCTTGCTTCTCTTTCGCTTTTCACACTGTCGATATGCACATTGATGTCCCCATAGGTGTAGGTCTGAGATTTGCTGATGCCGCCTGTTGCCGTTTCCACTCTGGGCGGACGCGCAACTGCGTCCATGCTGTTCTGCACCGTCCGCATCACCGATTTCATTTTATCTTTGATGCCGATTTCATAGCCCTCCATGGAATACGCACCGAAGCCTTCAAAAACCTTAGAGGGCGAATGAATATCCAGTTTAGACTTCGCTTTCGCAATCGCCGCCGCTACCACTTCCGCAACTGCCTGAATTACGCCACTCCTTCCGTTCTCAATACCATCGGCAAGTCCTGCCATCATCATTTCGCCAATATTGACATACTCAACACGAAAACCCGTCATAACCTCGACAAGCCTCATTTCAAGTGCCTGCACATATTCCGTCAGAACAGGCTCCTGTGCCTGCAAAGATGCAACAATCTGTTTCATAGTTATCCCCTGCGTATTCTGGGTTGCGGTCGCAACAGCTCCGGAAACAGCACCTGCAATGTCAGTTTTACTGTCAGCTGCCATGCCCTGTGCAAAACTCTTTGCCGCTTCTGTCCCCGCCTGATACAGTTCATCCTTGACCTCTCCAATGGTCTGCGGCAGCTTTTCGGTGTAGTTCTGTTCCAGTGCATCAAATTCGCTTTGATAGAATTTTTTCGCCGCATCTGCCGCCAACTGCTGTTTTTCTTCGTATTTTTGGATGTATTCCTGCAATTTCACATCAGACATACGAGAGAGCTTATCCATGTAGTCCAGTGCATCATCCACGCTCATTTCGGAGATTTCACTCATTAAGCCCCCGGACAAGCCTTTTGCCTGCATTTCTTCAATCGCATTGCTGTATTTCTGAATCTTTCTGATTTCGGCATCCAGATCCCCAAGCCGGAATATCTCCTTATCATCCTCCGTTTTCACGCGTTCAAACAAAGAACCGTAGTCGGCCAATTTTTCCTGTAAGCTGGTTTGCTTGCTTTCAATCTTGGAAAGTGCCGATTCATATTCCTTCTGAAAGGTCTGCAACGCAGAAAGCCGCTCCTTCAGCTTTTTCTCCTCTGCTGTTTTTGTGGCATCCTCCTGTTTTTTATTCCAGTCGTTTTCCAGCTTTGCAATTTCTTCCTGTATCTTCTGCCGATTCTTCTTTTCTGCCTTCTTCAGCTCCGCACGCTTTTTCGCAAGGTTGCTCTTGTATTCCTTCAATTCCTCGGCGGCTTTCTTTTCCTCCGATTTCTTCTGTAAGGCTTCAATTTCGCTGTTGGTTTTCTCTAATTCGCTTTTCAGCACATCCCCAACCTTACGGGCAGTCTGCTGTGCGAAGGCTACCATGGAATCCATCCCCTCTGCCGCCTCTGCGATGTCCTCTGCCATCTGTTCCGCCGCTTCGACTGCCTCGCCTGTGCCATCCTCGATGCCGACAGCAACGCCCGCAGGAATCTGTTTGCCGACCTCGTCACGCATGACACGGGAGGGGGAATGGATACCGAGCCATTTTTTGGCCCAATCTGGTACCAGGTTAAAAATGTGCTTGCAGGAGTTCCTTATCTTATTTTTCGAATCCTCAGAAATCAAACCGTTTGCAAAGCCTTCTGTACAGTTTTTTGCCAGTCTGTCCATCTCTATGGTGACTTTTTCTCCTTCCAACAGCCCCTTATCGTACATAGTATCAAAAGCGGTTACCACCTGCGGCGTAGCTTCGTTAATACCCTTCGTTATGTTTTTGGGGATTTCTCTGCCTGCCGCCTCATACTGTCTGGCAATATCGCAATAAGCCTCGAAGTTATCTGTCAGACCGTCTAATTCCGCCTGCCCGATTTCATACCCTGAGTCCTTCACCATTTTCAATCTTTGTTCCAGATTATCTGCAATTACCTCTGCGCGTTGGTCTAGGGCATCCTTTGTTTTATCCGTAACCTCCTGCTGTTGGTAGAGATAATCATCCGTAGCCGCTTTCATTTCTTCTATGCTGTTCGACTGTGCCGCCGTCAAAAGCTGATTATAATTATCTATATCCTGATAGCCTTCACGCAGGATATTTTTCTGTTTTTCATAACTTCCTTCCAACTCCGCAAGGTCATCCTTTACCTGCTGCAAAGCAGACATGGCTTTTGTCTGTTGGCCTGTGCTGCCGTTCATCAGCGCGTCTTGAAGCTCTTTCTCCTTTTCAATCAGCTCCTGTTTTTTTGTGGCAATATCATCCTCCAGAGTTATAAGGTTCTGCATTGCCTCCGCCTGATTCTGGATTGCCGCCGTATAAGCCTCCTCTTTTGCGTTCAAAAGGGCATTGACACGCTTCTTTTCCATTAGCAAATCCAGATTATCTGCCGTCTGCACATACGCCTGTCCTTCCTTTTCCGTCAGAGAAATTGCATTCGGAATCACACTGTTGATTTGCTCCGCCAGAGCCTTTGCCCTGTTTTCGTAGCCATCCTTTACCTGTCCGTTTGCATCGCAAAGCTCCTGCAGCTGACGAATCAGGCTGTCTGTGTAATCCATTTCAGAAAGAGATTGATTGATGCTTTCCTGCGCCGTTTCCTTCATGCTCTTTTGCGCTTCTTCCTGCTGTTTTATAGAATCCGTTGTTTCCTCCAATCTCTTTCGGAACTCGCGCATCCCCTCGCTTTCTTCCTCTGTCGCAGAAAGCAGAGAAACCAAGCCAATGGTCAATGCTGCCGCACCTGCAATCAGAAGTCCGAGCGGACACGCCGCAACCACAGCATTATAGGCAGTCTGTGCCGCAGTCATGAGGGCAATCTTTCCTGTTACCACGCCAACCACAAGCTCTTTTGCGCTCAGCGTAGAGGTCAGCAGTAACTCCGCATTTCGATTGACTGCCAAAGCCGCTGTATAAACACGCACTGCCTTTTCCGCCGCCTGCCAGCTTTTCACTACCGTAGAAAGGCTTTGCACTGCCTTAAAGGTTCCGATTGCCGCCGCCGCTGTCAGCGTTACATTCTTAATCTCCTTTGTGTGTCTGAGCATAGCCGCAAGGGCGTTGATTGCCTTCGGCAGAGCCTTCACCGCCAGAGCGGTTGTTTCCTCCATGAAATGCCCTGTGCTTTCCGCAAGGTTATCCACACTTTCCGAGAGTTTTCCACTCCGCAGATTTCTTGCAACCTCATCCACCGATGTGATAGCGGTTTCCGCAGCCTCTTTCATAGGGGTTTCAAATTTTTCATAGACCTGTATACCAAGCCCTTCCAGACCACTGCCTAGAATCGTCATCTGCCCCTTGAGGTTGTCCATCTGCACATCTGCCATATCCTGCATGGCACCGCTGCTGCTCGCAATGGATGCAGAAAGATTATCAAACTCCGCACCACAACCCGCAAGCATTGCCTCCGCACTTTTCAAATCTACTTTATTGAAAATATCGTTCAGTACGTTTGTTTTTTTCTCTTGACTCATGCTCTGCATTGCAGCGTCCAGCTTTTTGAAGGTTTCATTCAGCGGATTCAGATTCCCTCCCGCGTCAAATGCAGACACACCAAGGCTTTTCAGCGTTGCCGCCGCTTTATCTGTCGGTGCGGATAAGGATAAAATCATGTTTCTCAGAGCCGTACCACCCTCTGCACCCTTGATACCTCGGTTCGCCAGAACACCGAGAGCCGTATTCAGCTCTACTGTGCCGCCTGCAAGGTTCTTCGCCGTACCGCCAACGGTCAGAATTGCTTCGCCAAGCTGTGCCACGCTGTAGTTCGCCTTACTGGATGCCCTTGCCATCTGGTCTCCGAACTGTGTCAGATTGTCCGCGCTCGCCTCGATGCCCAGAGCCGCCATTGCATCTGTCGCAAGGTCAGAGGCATACGCCAAATCAAGTCCGCCTGCCGCTGCCAGATTCAGCACAGAGGGCAAAACCTCTGCGGATGTGCCTGCGTCATACCCCGCCAAGGCAAGATAATTCAAAGCCTCTGCCGCCTGTGTAGCCGTAAATTTTGTGGTTGCGCCTGCGTTCTTCGCCGCCGTAGCCAGTGTTTCATAAGCCTCACTGCCGTTATGGATTTCTGAAACGCTCATCCCCATGGTTGCCGCTACTTGCGACATGGATTCCTCAAAGTCACTGCCAACCTTGATTGCCGCTATGCCAAGCCCCGACAGCGTACCCACCGCCGCCGCTGCCGCAGAAACCGCCGCTTTCATGGCTGCCTTCATACGAGCGGAGCTTTGTTCGGTCTTATCTAAATCCTTTGACAGTGCATCCGAGCTGTTCCCCAGCTCCTGCATTTCCTGTTCCATACGGTTCATTTCCGTAGTTGTGCGGTTCATCTGGGTTTGCAGGTCATTCACGGTCTTAACCTGTCTATTGTAGGCATCCTGCGCCTTTCTGGCCTCCTCGCTGTTCTCCCCAAACTTCTGCTTGGATTTTTCCAGCTCATCCGACAGGGTTGCAAGTCTTGCCTTTGCGCGCTCGCTCTGGTTTTGCAGTAGCTTCATTTTCTCCGCCGAGGCATTGAGGGAACGCTTTAAAACATCACCCTTTGCCGCTACCGCGCCTTCGCTGTTCTCCATGCCCGAAAACGCAGAAATTACGGATTTCATTTCACTGCCTAAGTTTTTTAATTGGGAATTGATTGCCGCCAAGTTCGACCGAAACGCCGCCTCGCCGTCAATGCCAATCTTTGCACCAATATCCGTTCCCATTCCGTCACCTCCTTTTTTGCATGAAAAAAGCACCCAAATGATTTGAGTGCTTTTGAATCCTATTTTATTTTGCTGTAAATTTAATAGTCAGCGAACCACTGACTTGTATCTTTTCTCCTTTTTCCAAGTCAAGATTACTGTACGATTGAATCGCACTGTCGCTGTCGGCAAAGGTTTCAATCATCCCATTTGTTATGCAGTTTCCTATTCCGGAAACCCATTTTGCATCATATCTTCCGGCAGGAATGTCCTCGCCAACATAATAATTCCCCGCTGAAAAAGAAAATTCCTCCCCTTTTTCAACTGTATTTGCAGTATCGGAATTATCGCCATCTGTTTTGTAACAATAAGCCATTGCTTTAACCATGCAGTCCGGATTGTACGATGCAACTATAAAGTTGCTCATTTCATTGTACCCCTTGTAATCTGCATATACGCATACATACTCTCCGACCTTTGGCATCTCTGTGAAGAAATTGAAAAAATTTTCATCATCAAAATCTTTCAAGTCCTTTACATCTTTTGCCAAAATATATGCACCATTAGTAACCAGAACATCACCGTTTTCCGTTCTGACAAAGAAGCATGGCATCGGCGTTTCATCATCAATCTCATCAATGGTCTTAACTCCCGTAACTTCACCAATAAATTTATATGGTGTACCTTCCATATCCTCATGTGTTCCCGAATACAGGGATGCCGGCGCTTCTTCTACATCATCAACACCTTCCATATAGTGGATTGTTGAAAACGGATAATAACCATCAATCTTTCTTACATCAGCAGCTTCTTTCTCTGTCTCAGTTTCCGCCTGTTCTGCTCCGCAGCCTGCGGCAACGCCCATCATCAGGCAACCACATAATAAAACAGCCAAAAATTTTTTCATACTACCCCTCCTGTGTCATATCGTGCCATTTTTCTAAAATTTATCACATAACATGACGTATATCAAGAATATTTTCACGATTTTACACAAAATCCATCAGCCGCCAGAATTCCGCTTCCTCCTGTGCCTTGGATTTTTTCATTTTTGCGCCTTCGTTTCTAATCTGCTCCACAGCAATCAGGTCGCACAATTCGCCAAAGGGAAGGGCATAGGCTGTCTCATAGGACAGCCCGATTTTCAATCCGTACCAGATGCACCACCCGACATCTGATTCTGTCGAGTGGTCTCCGCGTTTTTTCCTTCTTCATCTTCTGTTTCAATCCTTCTTTCGCTGCCGTCTGCAATCGTTTCAAAGATTTTAGTCTGCATATCCAGAAGATCATCCATGCCACATAAATCATAAAGCGCATCATAGCTCAGAGGGGGCGGTGTGCTGATGCCTTCCATCTTGGCATATTTCGCCCCTGCATCCATCATGGCAGACAGCAACCAGAAGCTCTCATCCATTTTCTGCACCTCTGTCCCCTCCGTCAGCGCCTTCCCGATATTTTCCGCGTTCTCGTAGCGTTCCGAACAAGCACGCATCACGCGAGCGGAAAAGCACAGCAGATATTCCTTTTTGTTAATTTCAATTTTCGCCGTTCTCATACGTTTCTTCCTCCGTTTCCTCCGTCAGATTTACCGTTTCTTCTCCCCCGTCATGCTCGGCTGTCATGACGGCATTCATTGCTCCCCCGTAATACCGAGGAATTTCTTAATTGCCGCCTCTGCGTCCGCCTCGCTGTCCATAGGGGAGGAAATCATCTTCCACGGGTGTCCTGCGGCATCGCTGCGCAGAATACTACCGCTGATTTCAGGTGTCCCCCATTCGACCTTTTCGCCCTGTGTGGTGAAGGTATCGTTAGGGTTAGTCGGCTGAATCTTCGGCAATACAACCGCCTGCCACTTGGTTGCACTGTTTTTCTGGATTTTCACAACTGCGCCAAAGCCAAGGTAGGGTGTTTCCTGCTCATCATTCCAGATGTACCATTTTGCATCCTTGGTGCTGACATCCGATCCCGTCATTGCCTGCTCGATAATACCCAATACCTTCAGCATAACATCAGGCAGCAAATCATCCGTTGTCAGCGTCCATGTACCGCCTGCAAAGGTATTCGCACTCTCCGCAGGTCCATTGTCTGCATAAAGGATATTATCATCCGCGCCCTCCAATTCAATGGAAAGCTCTACCGCCTTGCCCATCAGCGCGCCGCCGCTATAATTTACTGTTTCGCCTGTGTTGCTGTATTTTGCACAATAAGGTTTGCTTAAGCCAATCTTTGCCATATCTCCCTCATCCTTTCATCGTTCTTTTGATTTCCGTTTCAAATACTTTTTTGATTTCCGCCTCCGCCTTTGGCTTCGCCGTTTTCAATGCCTTTCGCACAAATGGCGTTTTCTGAGAAAAGCTTGTACCGCTTTCCGCAATTCTGGCAATCAGCGCAAGGGGCATCCCATTCGGGTGTTTCGGGGTTATCAGGTCACTGTAGCCTGTAAAGCCGACAAGCGTATCAATCCTGTCCCCCTCCGATTGGAAGGGCGCAATGCCAAGTCCCTTTGCAAGCGCCGCCTTCTGCTCGTCCGTAATCCCCTTGAGGTAATGCCCTGCACTGCGGTCATTGTCGGTTGGCAATGCCTCCACAGCGGAGCGGATTTCGTCCGCCGTCACACCCGCACCCTCATAAAGTGCCTTTTTCGTGATGCCGTCCGCGCTTTGCCGTAGCTTTTCCAGCTGTGCTATGTAGCCATCCAAGCCTGTGAAAGTAAGCTTTGCCATCAGAACACCTCCCAGACCCATTCGTAATGCGTAAAGCCTGTTTTCTCCTCATACTGCACGCTGTTTAATTCCCATGCAATATATGGGGATGCGTCAAAAGCCGCCTCCAGCTCCTCCTTCCATGGGTCAAACTCCTGCTTGGTAAAAAGGTCGGTTGTGCCGGTGACGGCTTTCTCCGCATGGGTATCGTCCGCAGTCAAGTCATTCGCACCATCCTCCTGCCAAACAAAATATCGGTCGGATTTCATGGTTCTTCCGTGCCGCACCGCATCCGTCACAGCAAGGTGTGCCGCTATGATGTGTTCCTGCCAGCTCATGCCATCACCTCAAATTCCTGTTCGATTTTCGCAAGTGCCAGATCCACGCAGGGTGGATAAATCTCCATGACCTTCTGCACCGTATCAATGCGGTATTGCTTTCCTTCCAGAAGTGCCACATCCTGCGGAGAAACCGTCCCTGCAACGGGTACCCGAATCATGCGCACAATCTCCACCTGTGCCTGCTTGCTCTGATAAATGCGGTTAATACCAAGTCTTTGTTCCGCAAAGCGCAGCATTATTTTTTCTGTCAGCTTTTCCTGCGGCGCATAGCCTGCCTTTGCCGCATCGCAGACAGTGCAGATTGTCACAATCCCGTCATTGAACGCCTGCGTAATCTCATGCTTTGGTCTGTTTGGTGCTTTCCGCATACTCTCTCACCATTCTTCCGTTCTGCATATTCAAAATCAATGCCATGTAGTTGTTTTCAAATACATCCAGTGCCTCATCCCTGGCATAGCGTACAAATTCCATCATCAATGTACGGGGAAGTCCGTCCGCATCATAATCCAGAACGCTACCACCCTTTTCGTTCAGATATGCCATTGCGGCGGCAATAAAGCCACGAATCTTGTTATCCGTGGCTTCATCGTCCCATGTAATATTCAGCTGGTTTTTGACATCCGCCAGAAGCTCCGCAGAAACACTCTGCCGCTGCATCAGGATTTTGTCACAGTGACGGTATAGGCTTTGGTGGTTGTGCCGTCAGCCGCCGTTACAGTAACCTTAACGGTATTTGCGCCTTCCTTCCACGTTGCCGCAGAGCCGTTGTCTGCCTCCGCATCATTTACCTGTACGCTGATTTCCGCGCCTGCATCAGAGGGTACTGCCGTAATGGTGTTGGTTGCGTTTGTGGTTGCCGCTGTGTAGGTTACGGTTTCCTTCGCAAACGTAGGGGACAGGCTCAGACTGCCAATCTTCAAGTCGGACAACGTCGCATCATTGGAGGCGGTCGCCGCTTCCACCTGCTCCACCTTATAGGTCAGAGGCTTAAGGTCTGCAATATCCAGATACAGGAAGGCGTTGTTATCCATCGGGAAACCGTTTGCATACAGCTTCACCAGATAAACCCTGTTATCCTCCAGGAACTGATACTGATCGGAATAATCAATCTTCCCCTCCTTGCTCATGCCTGCCGCCGCAAAGTATTTCTTACCCAGACCCAGAACCGCCTCTCCACGGCTCAGTGCCGCAGACTGGATAATTGTCATGGGATAAGGCACAACATCATTGCGATAGGTGCCATCGGGAGCCATTACCGTTGTTGCGGGCATCACCCTCTGGAAATAATCCTGCGGATTGACAATCAGAAGGACATTCTCCACCGCTCTTGCCTTCCCATTGGGATCCGCCGCAATCAGAGAAATCAGATTGCCGACCGTTTTCACGGAAAGGTCATTTACCTTAATTTTCTCCTTTGCAGGATAAACGCCGCCTGTGACGGTAACGCCATCGCCTACCTGACGCATCATGCCAATAGGCTTTTCATGCCCATCCCCCTTGACAATGCCTGCCTCCAGACCATTCGCCAGTGCTTCATACAGAATCTGTCTAACGTAATTGTCCAGCCATTCGGGACCCAAGTCCAGCATCGCCTTGCAGACAGGCAGGAAGGCGGACAGCTTCAGCAGGGTTGCATTGACTTCTTTGAAGCCGGAAAGTAGTTCCTTCACAATCGTATCCGTCAGTGCGCCCCACTGCGCCTCCTGCCGTCCGTTGGTGTTCATCAGCATCCTGATTGCACCGCCTGTAGACAGGAATCCGATATGGGACAGCAGCGGATGCTCCTCTCTCAAGTCATCGAATACGGAATCAATCACTGTCTCTGGCATCACAACATCCAGATTTGCCAATGCCTGCTTGGGGTCTGCGGCACGCATTGCCTCGCCCAGCTTCTGGTAATACTGCTTTTCCTGAGAGGTCAGCTGACGCACACCACGGGAGGTCAGCGCCCTGCTGTCATTCTCCTGTCTGAGCTGTTCGATTTTGTCCTCATAGTCCTGCTTAATGTCCTCGCCGATGCACGCCATCATGTCATTCATGGCGGCGGCAAAGCCCTCCTTGTCATCCTGCTGCAACGCTGTCTGCATCGCCTGTCTGATTTCTTCTCTTGTTTTTGCATCATTGTGTTTCATTTTCTATCACTCCTTTATTTTTCTGCATCAAAAAAGCCGTTCAGCATCGCCATGATACTGTTCGGCTCTTCCTTCTGTTCCGGTTTTTCTTTCGGATCACGCTCTCCTTCTCCGGTACACGGCTCTGTCAGCTGACGCAGCTGTGCCACAAGGCTTTTCTGCATTTCAATCCTCTGCTGTACATTCAGATTTGCTTTCTGCATCACGCCCGCAACCTTGGCAGGATCTGCATCCTCCTCCGCAAATCTGTCCGCCAGACCGTATCTGATGCAGTCCTCTGCGGTCAGCCATGTTTCGTCATCCATCATACGGGATAACAGTTCTTCTGTGACCTTCTCGCCTGCCTTCTGCAAATATGCCTGCTTTCCGGCATTGTTGATGATATCCAAATCATCCGCCGCCTTCCGCAGCTCTGCGGCATTGCCATAGGAGAACATCCACATGTTGTGGATCATCATCAGCGCATTTCTTGGCATAATGATTTCATCCCCTGCCATGGCAATCACAGAGGCAATGGAGCAGGCAAAGCCGTCAATGTAAACAGTTTTCTTCGCAGGGTGCCGCTTCAGCTGGTTATAGATGGCAGTACCCTCAAATACAGAGCCGCCGTAGCTGTTGATATACAGCTTGATTTCCGCAATATCTGCGTATTTCGCCAGCTCCTCACGGAAGGTATTTGCACTGGTTTCACTGCGAATCACCTCATCCGTCCACCAATCGTAGCCGTCGCTTTCCACATCGCCGTAAATATAGATTTCCAGTACACCGCTTTGCTGTGCCGCCTGTTTGATTTCCCACATATTTTTCCTTTCCTTCATGCTTATTCACCCCCTTTCCCATCAATGCGGTGCATCGCACCGTCCAATGTCTCAAAGTTTTTGGTAACAAAATGCTGATTTGCCCAAGGCTCATTGATTTTCGGCATTCCTGCCGCATCCAGTACGTCATTCACACAGAACGCCGCAGAACCAATCAGCTTCTCGATATTTGCCGCATTGCCGAACAAATCGAAATGCAAAATTGCGGAGGTATCAATCTGCAAATAGGTGCCATCCTTCCATTCTGAAAAGCCGTACCGTTTGCGGTTGATTTCCTCCGAAAGCTGGTCGCAAAGAGGGTCAATACAAGTGGTCAGCCACCTTGTCATAGCATCCTTAGAATCTGCCACATCGCCGAAAATCAGCACAGGCGGAATCAGAAACCCTCTTGCCGTGAAGTCAAAAATATCATCCACCAAAGCGCGAATATCCCTTGTGGAACGCTGTGTATCCGGATTTCCGCCGACATCCTCGTATTTGTACCCGTCAAATTCCGGCAGAACCCCGTTTTCGGATGTCAGAAACGGCTTTACCTGATTGCTTAGCATCTCGCCAAAGACTTCGTTCCACCCCTTCTTGCCGTCCTTGCCGTCACCGATATTCCCTGCGTTTGCAATCTGGCTGACATGTACCTTCAGGTGTCTGCCGCTGCCCCACTCATAATTCTTCATTGCCGCCTGCACCAGTCTTATGTATGACTGATACAGCCCATCCAGTACAGGTCTGATGTCCTTATGGTTCAGCTTGAGATGCAGCACTTCGCTTTCCGGAAATGTCTTTTGATAGCTAACCTCGCCGACAACTACGCCCTGATATTCGTTTTCCTTCCATGGATGCTCTGCGGCTCTTGTAAAGCTGTCCGCAACCGCCAGATATTCCCGTCCTCCTGTTTTTCCGCCGCTGATAATCAGCACTTCATTCTCCTTGTAGAGCTGATAAATCAGCTTGTGCAAAAAGGCGGTGCTGTTCTGGTTTGGGTTCGGCTCCACGTTCCAGAGGTAATACTCCTCGCCCCTGTTTTCCTCATGCTTTCTGTAGGTTTTGAATGTGCATTTGCCGACTGCATTTGCAATCATCGCCACACAGGTATGAAATGCCAGCTCACGAATACGGTATTCCTCCAACGCCTGCTGTAATTCCAGAGAGGAAATCTCTGCTGTGCCGCCAAGCCCCAGTTTAGATAAAATCCATCGTTTGATACTGATTCCCATTTTCTCACCCCCTTAAAATACAAAAGCACCCATTGTCGGAATTTGTACAGGTGCGCCATCGCCAAGAACGGATTCTATTGTCATCGCCGCTACAAATGCCATGAAGGCATCATTCTTGCGGCTTTTTGCCTCGATTTTCGCATAGATAAAGTTGCCCGTATCTATGCCCGATTTTATCTTTGTGCCCGATTTTACCCGCTTTGTGTTATTCACGCCCCACCGCAGATGGGGAACATTGCCCCAGTGCAGATATTGTCTGTTAAAGCACTCCTGAATCACAGGCTCAATCTGCATAATGTCGGACGGGCGTACCAGCTTGATATTTTTCTGCTCATCGCTGAAGCCAATCTTCCGCAGGCTTTCCGCAACCAGCGCATAGCGGTGATGGTCGAGCGCAAGCATTTTGACATTGTACCTCCGCATACTGTCCCAGATGTAATTCGCCAGTAAATCGGGATGAATCCCGACATCGTCCACAACCGTAACCTCTCCGCGCTCCGCCCATTCCTTCCAAGGTGCTTTCACACGGTGCAGTGTTTTCGACCTTGCACAAATCCATGCGTGATTGATGTCGAACCTGTCCGCACCTCTACGGAAATGCAAATCCACCGCCGCCCAGTCGTCCAGCTCCGCATAGTCCACGCCTGCAACACAGCTCCACCCCGTCATATCAGGCAAAGGCTTATTTGTTGCCGCTACGTTTTCATATTCCGTAACTGCAATCTCCTTCGCACCGGAACGGATACCCATTCGCTTTGTCATGAAATCCCCGTTCTGCTCCGGATGCTCTAGCCACTCCCTGTATTCATCCTCCACCTCTGCATAAAGCTCCGGAAGATATGGCAGGGACGGGTTTGCCATCTGCCAGTTTTCCGGATGATGCACCTGCTCCTTCCGGTTCAGGCAGCAGATGAAGGGCAGGAAACCGTTGTCCTCCTCACCCTCAAAAAGAATCCTGCGACCTCTCGCTAAATAATCATCCAAAGGACCGTCGGAAATATCGCCGTTTGAGGTAAAATAGCCACGCCTTGGCTGTGCCACCTTGCCTTGCCCTGTGGTAAAAACCTTGATGTTGTCATAGTTTTCATACTGATGCACCTCATTGAAGATAACCTTGCCGCTGCGCAAACCGTCTCGCCCCTTGGGGTTGTTGGTATGCCCCTTCATGACACCCTTGTTTTTCCGACCCTGAATGACCTCCTTGGTGTGATAATAGTGTCTGCTCAGCTTCTTTTCCCATTTCGGGTTCTCCAGAACATCCACCAAATCCAACTGCGGTCGCTTCGCTTGGTCCTCATTGTTGGCACAGACATCCACGTCGTAATACTTCACAGGATTGTATGGGCTGATGCTGCACGCACCGTCAAAGGCAATAAAGCCATCCTTCCCTGCGCCACGCCCCACCATGGCAAACACAATCTTCCATCTGGGGCGGTTGTTGGATTTCCAATAGGTGCAGTCCCATAATGCTATCAAAAACTCCTCCCACGGGAACAGCTTTTCAAAACTGAAATACTTCGCCAATCCCAGATATTTTTCCAGTTGCTCTGTGTCCACATAGATTTCCTCCGTCTCAAAGCATTTTCGCACATGGGCGGCAAGGGCTTTCTGCTCCTCGCAGGCAATGCCGTTTTCGACAAGCTCAATGTATTCCAAAATATGCGGATTTAACTCACAGCTCATCATCCTCACCGCCTGCCGCAGCCTTCGCCTTAACAGCCTGATCTTTAAATCCGAGTGCCGCCCAGATGGAAAGCATCTGACTGGAAACTCTCGTTGCAATGGTCAGAGATTTGTTATCCGTGGTGCCCTTCTGGTTCTCGCCATTCTGGTATTCAATGAATACGCCGCGTGCCGAAATATCATCATTCAGCATCTGTAACCAGCACCAAAGGCGCATATATTCGTCCACTTTATCCTTGTATGGCTCCGAAATTAAGCCCCTGCTTTCCAGATCATCCTCAAGCTCTTTTTTCAGTGCCTTATATTGTTTTGTTTTTTTATAATCCTTCTTTCCTGCCATCCTTTTTCACCTCTTTTTCGCCATCTACCACACCCTCATGCGCGTATTTTCAATTTTTCTGAATTGTCGCAAGTACAACCCGACCGAGCCAAAATGCCAAAAACCCGTTTTTTTCGAGGGGGGGTATCATATTTTTCAAATCAATCCCACCTCTCCTCGGTGATTGGCTTCACAGTCTTTCCGTATCGGTATCGCACCGTCCGCTCCGGATGCAAGTCCTCATGGCACTGCCTGCATACACTGACAAGCTGCCGCTCCTCTCCATCCCAGATAGATAACGCAAGGTCGGGTCTGTCCTTCAGATGCTTGACATGATGCACAATGTCCGCCCTGCGATACCTGCCCTTTCGCTTGCATATCTGACATTCATGGTTGTCCATCCGAAGAACCTCCGCCCGCAGCTGCTCCCAGTCCTTCCAGTGATAGAAGGAATCTACGTTGTCAGCAGAAATCTTCTCCTGTAATTTCAAAAGCTGTTCTCCCGTCATCCGCATCATCCTTCCACAAATAAAAAATCCCGATAAGCATTGTAGCTATCAGGATTTCTTTTGATTTCTTTTGATATTTCTATTGACACTTACCCTTTTTCGTGTTATTATATAAACAGAAAGGAGGTAGTGCAAAATGAAAAAAGACAAAGACTTTAAGCTAAAAATTGTCGAACTTGTAATCCAAGCAGTTATTGCCCTAGCCGCTCTGATTACAGCCATCAAATCTTAGCAAGTTCGGGGAGTAAATCTCCCCTTACTTCTTAGATAAAGTCAATGTCTCATGTTTATTATAACCAACCGAAAGGAGAATGACAATGAAAAATAAGATCTCTGTTTTCTCGCTCCTATTCTTTTTTATCTATGCGGTACGCACAGGCTGGACACCGATTTTAAAAATCCTTGTAATTTTAAATTCTGCCCTTGTGCTTTTACAGACAGCTTTACAATACAAGGAGGTTCTGCATAATGCCAGAAAATGAGTATATCTCTGTTACCCAATTCGCCCAGAAATTCGGTAAGGATGTCGGCAATGTCCGCAAGCTGATTAAGGATGGTCGCATCCCTGCAATCAAAATCGGGAATCAGTGGGCAATCCCTGCCGATGCCGAACCTCCTGCCGATAAACGCGTAAAGTCCGGCGAATACCGTAATTGGAGAAAGAAAAAGGATTCTTCCGAAGAGGACCGCTGATGCGGTCTTTTTCATTGCAAAAAAGGGAATGCCCTCGCACTCCCTGAAATACTCGTCTAACCACTTCTGTAATTCTTCTTTTGTTTCATAGATGGGCGGTCTGCCCACATTGTCCGGCATAACATCGCCCCTATCTGAAAATTTTATTTACTTTTCTTAATCTCTTTTACAATCTCCTGCATATCACTTTGGATGATTGCAATTTTTTTTACAATTTCATTTTTCCATTTATTTTCTTCGTCAATTTCTTTATCCATATTCTGAACATTAAATTTAAATATGGCAAACAAAACAAAAAGAAAATAAATCAAGTGTAAAATTGCCCATATTAAAATAGCTAAAAGGATTATATTTTTTCCTTGTACTTCAGGAATGAAAACTAAACCTAATATCGCAATTACATTACTTATCAACCCCCACATCATAACATCGAGTAGTTGTTGCTCCATTCTCTTCCTCAAAAGTGCTTCCATAATTTTTGTAGTGGAAATCGCAAGAATGGAAAGCATTGTAATATAGATACCAGCCGAAATAGAGAAAAAATCTACTAACAATCCCATCCTTTCATCACAAAAATATACTCCTAGCGTTACATTTACTATAGAAAAAATCTTTTTCCCCCTAAAAAAGGCAACAAAGCATCCAAGAAAAAATAAGAAAAATATATCAAGATTAAAACCTTTTCTTATAAATTCTTTTACGCTCACTCATCCTCCCCCCAATCCAAATTCAACTCATAATCTTCATTTGCTTCTTTCTTAATATTATTTACAAAATTCTGAACACTACTAATAAAATGTTCTCTCTGTTTCAAATAAACTTCTCCTGCATGATCTAATAGAAAGTCAGGAGACAGTTTAGAATTTGCCCCTATAAATCCCCCCCTTAAAAATGTATCTGTATTTTTAATTTTAAAGGATTCAATCTTATCTGTTCTCTTATCCTCATATTTCAACTCAATTTGTTTAAAAAATCGAGAGTCCAGATTCAACTGTCCCAATAATGTTAATACAGAATCCTTATTCAACGTTCCTGTTCTTTTGCCTTGCCCCAAACCGATACTAAATGTCAAATATCTCCCGTCTACAGTTTCTTTACTTACATCCATCATATTCCGTACTAGTGTTAATAAATTTATATTATGTTCTACTTGTTCTCTAAAATAGTTATTGATATTATCTCCAAGATCAACTGATACCAAAATGGATGTTACCCTTTCAGCACTTCTGATGTCTTCCAAAGATTTTTCAAAAAGTACTGGATTCATTTTCAAGATGCACCCATCTTCCTCAAACAAATAAGAATTCAAATAAGCGCAAAATTCTTGCTGAGAAGGTCCCTTACTGTTTGTCGTATACATTGCTAAATGATGTCTCTTGCTGTAAACCATACAGTTAATATCAAACATATCCGCATCTAACTGAATCAGTTTACCTGGATTATTCCTGTCTTCTGCGTATGGTTTGTTTTTTGTGATAAGTTTTCCCAAAGGGACAACCACAATATCATCATTCATCAAATCTCTCGAAAATAAAAACATTCTAAGAAATTCTTTATTTATTGATCGAACAATCCTAACATCATCTTCTTGTATTCTTGCTTCTATTTTATCTAAAAATGAAACAATATCTCTGTTAACGCCATTTCCTTCTTTATCATAAAAGCCAATCGTATAAAAATATGTATAATTTGCCATGATACGCACCTCCATTTATTGCCATTCGACATTAAAAGGTAAAATCCTGCCATTTTACGACAAAAATGCATTAAATACAAAAAATCATTCAGAAACGTGAAGCACCTTTTGCCTCATCACCTTATACTATTCTAAGTGTCTTTGCGTCTCAACATTACAGGACAATACAAAAGGCACCCGTTTCCGAGTGCCCAAAATAGGAGGTATCATGAAATATCCTATATTTTCACAATGCCATAATACCACTTTCCAATAGGACATACTATGACATCTTTTCCGGAAGGGAAAAAGATTGTAATGCAGTCCCATGCAGTCTCGTCACATGCCGATATGTGTAATTCATCTCCACCGCAATCTGCTCCCATGCCTTTCCCATCAGATACCGCCGAATCAGAACCTCCTTCTCCGCCCCGTCCTGCATCTGATGTATCCTGTCATGGATTTCCTTGTACTGCCGTACCGCCATAGCCTGCTCATGCTCCAGTTGGCTGATGAGTGCGTCCAGCCTCGCCACATATCCCGACAGGTCGCTGTGTGCATTCCCCTGCGGCATCCCGTCATGGTTCACACTCGGAAACATCTGCTGACTGCGTAACGCGTCAATCTGTTCCTGCAACTGCCGTTCTCGCCGTATGCAGTCCCGATACCCGTTTAGGTATCGCTTCTTCTCCTCATTCTCCCTCACAATCGCCAAACTATCACCCCTCCAATCTATTCAGCCATCTTGCTTTCTTCCTCCGGATGATCTCGTATATCTCGGCGTTGTCCTCCGCGTCCAACAGCAGCCCCAGCACGTTGTAGACATCCGCCGCCTCCTCCACCAGATTCCGCCTTGCCTCTTCCACCGTCACAGGTGTAGGATTATTGCACCCCAACGCCCTACGCAATTTTAACGCCGCCTGCGATAACTCAGCAGCTTCTTCTGCTAATTGACACAGCATTTCCGATTCCCCAAGGTATTCCTTGATTTTGATTTCTGTTTCAGCCATTTTGTCATTCCTCCTCCGGTTTCTCGCACCGCTCAAATTCGATAACCCAAACCCAAGGATTTGCGTTCCATCCGTAACGGTCAAGGTCTGATTTCTTAATGGTTTTGTCCCAAGTTTTTTGAAATTCCATTCTTAATGCGTCATGGAAAGCGTCATCACTTATGTATAATATAGGGTCCTGCGGGGTTGCAATGCCCTCTTTTTCAATATCAATACACCATCCCTCTCCGCATTCCTGCAATCGTTCCGCCCGTACATCCGTAACCCTCAGCCAGATACGTGCGGCTTCTTTTGGCATATGGATTGATGGATGCCATACACAATGAAAATCGTTATCATCTGCCTTGTAATAATATCTTTCTTTTTCATTCATCCAAAAGCCCTTACACCATGTTTCCCTGACATACAGAATGTCTCCCTGCTGATATGGTAATCTAAAAAATTTTTCACCATATTCATCAGCATACACCCCCCTGCAAGATATACAGCCTTTTGGTGTAAACATGGTATACCCCCACATCGCATCATCAGGGATAGCACCTTTCACAATCCGCCGAGTGCAAGTCTTTTTCCCGTCTAAAATCGCCCGCACCATTTCGGTATTGAATAAGATTGGTTTAATCGCCATCCGCTTCACATCTCCTTTTCTTCATTGCCGCTTCCGCTTCCTCTCTTGTGAAATACAGGTTCTCATAGTCATACGGTTCCCATTCGTCAGCATACTTGACAGCCTTTACCGATACATCCTGCACCTTGTGCTCGCTGATATAAAAATAGTGGTTTGGTACGGTTTCCTCAATGATTTCATACACCATATCGCCGACCTTGCAGGGCAGCACCAACAGCCGTCCCTCAGTATCCGCTTTCACCATTCGCAGAATGTTTTTATAAAACACCCTCTGTTCCGGGCAGAAGTCCATGCTTGCCAGCTTCTTCGCCATTTCCAGCATCCGTTCTTTTGAAATCTCGATATTCATTTATACCTCTCCTATCTTCATCTGTTCCGCCACAGGCGTTTCCCATTCCACGCCGATATAATCCAGCACATGTCCCCAACCGATATCGTACATCCAGAATTTCCATTCCTTCTCGTTCCGCTCTCGCAAGAGGTCAAATCTGTGCGGACGCTTTTCCATGTGTATCCCAAAGCCGCACATGCTACAGCCTGTCCGCTGTGCCTTGGTGGTGTAGAGAGTGCCGTCCTCTTTTCGCTCAATCGTGCCGTAAATCGCAGGCACAGGCACATCCAGCTCCAACGCCAGCTGTAAAATATCCTGTCTATTGAAAATCGCAAACGGCGCAGAGCGAATCGTGCTTTTTCCAAAATAGTTGCATCCGTTGATTTTCAGGCTCTTTGCCCTTCTGCCGCCTTCGGATGCCATCAGTCCAAGATAAGGCACACTGTTGTGCTGCTTCGCCCAATCGTCACAGGGCTTTTCCTTGAGATAATAACAGCACTTTGCCGATACCTTGAAATCCGGCACACCATAATTCACGCCCTCTGTTTCGTTCTCATATCCGCCGAATTTCTCCAGCCATTTCTGCGACAGCTTCATGCGTGAATTTTTCTGGTAGCCACCGTATGCGCCCGTCTCTCCGGTGATAATCGCATGACGCACGGTTTTGTTCTTCTCCGAAGGGTTCTGCAAAAGCTCAATCTTCGACGCAATTTCCTTCGATAACACAGGAAAGCCGAACTCCTGAATGATTTTCGCCTTATTCCAGACCGTGCCGTCCGCCCGCTTCAACGGCTGAACCCGTTCAATCCCAAGCTGTCTATGTACTTCCTGTATACTCCTGTCCTCCAGATGGGACACGCTGATGCCGGGTACATAAATTCCGATGCTCCGCAGGAACAAAAATAGCGTAATGCTGTCCAATCCTCCGACCGATACATGGCAGTTCAGCCCTCTGGCGCAACACTCGTTGTAAAATTCCCACGCCCTGATGTAGGCGTAGTTCTTTTTAAACTCGTAGTCCATTTTCATTTTTACGTTGAAGTCCGCCATCTTCCG